AACGTTCAGTGTATATCTTGAGATATTGTTTATCGGTGAAACTGCCAGTTCTCCAGCATAGTCGAACGTCAAGATTCGCCAAGGCATCTTCCAGAGCTTGTGTTGAGTTGATTCCCAGCTGTTGATTATAATCAACAATCCAGTTGATGTAACTGGCCTTGCTGACCGGAGTAACTACACCTGTTGATATGTTGACGTTGCCGCCATACACTTGTACGCCTTGTGCATCCAGTCGATAACGTGTGTTGTATAGATACTGCTCAAATTCAGTGCTGTACCGGTAAAGGTCTCGATCTGCAAACAGACTAAAGAATTTTGCTGGGCGTGTCAGCGCCAGTAATCGCATAACTGCAAACGGATAGCTACTGCTAGACCACCAGGCAGCTTCTGCAGGGCCACCGTCGCCCACTACCCAACTCTTACGCCAGACATTGGGGTCGTACTGTCCAACTACACTGTTGAGTGGTGCCAGCAACTGACCTTCTGTGCCTGTGGGTATAAAGTATGTTGACAGGTTTGGTCTTACAAACTCTGGTCGTATATAATGTCCTGCAGGATCAGCAACAACGCCGGCTTGAATGTCGTCCCACAGCACCAAGTTGTCTTGTGTGTAGGGCGCAGGGCCGTAGCGTGTTTCCCACCATGTGGGTTTTTGGCTGAACCCCAACATCTCCCAGGGTGTGTAATTTGGACTCACTGTATCGTAGAAATATCTGCTGATTCCGCGCCAGGCACCTAACAGGGGTAAATCTTTTTCTCGGTCACCGGCTTGGCTGTAGTTGTAGGTGAACGGATTGTTAGCAATGTATTGTTGTGACTTGTAATCAATTTTATTTTGGCCAACCCAGGTCAAGAAACTCTCACCCAAGATAGTGGTAATTTCACTCTGAGTATAATCAGTTGTGCGGAAATATCCCGGAATCACTTCTTCCGGTGTGATTGGTACTGGATTGCCTTCGGTCTTTAAGTTGTTAAAAATTCTACGTTCAAATTCCAACAAGATGTCATCACGGATATCTCCGAATGCCGCAGTGATACTGCCGTCGTGTCCACGAATAACCACAGTTGGATTTACATAATTTTCATCTAGAAAAATTTCTGGTTTGAACGACTGGTACAGGCCCATTTTGGTAGGTGTATTAGGCACATAGTTACCTGTGGTGTCAGCATATTCACGAATGGTAATCGTGTCACCCACAGCCAGTGTTGTTGTAATTGTGATTGTAGGACCATCTGTTGCCACAGTGTAATCATAGTTTAGTGTCAACAAAGTATTGTTTAGATAGACCAACAGTCCCAAGAAGTTGGCCGAAGTAAATGTATAAGTTTGCAGGGTGTCAAATGTGCCAGTGGTGATTGGTGTCACAGTGTACACAGTGTCTGTGTACACATTGCCACTGGGCAACATATCGCTGTAGAAGAAACTGTTTAGATTGGTCTTACCTGTGTTGAGATCCGTAACAATGCTGTCAAAAATTTGACTGGTAGTTAAGTTGCTCCACTCACTGCGAATAGAATTTTCCAATAGTCTATTCTTGAATTTATTGTACTCTCTGTCGTTGAACTCCAGCGACTTAAAAATATTGTATTCACTGCTTCGCATGAAGAAGCCAGCCAGGGTCAACGGTGCACTTTGTTGTAGAATAACTGTGCCGTAGCGTCCAATATTGCCTAGGTCGCGAGTATTATTTGGTCCATTGATATCGCCGGTAAAACTTATTAAGTTTTGAGCAATGCTTTCGTAATGTGTTCGTATAGTACCTAGTGTAAAATCAGGACTGTTGATATTAAACGGGTTGTTGGACAAGTTGATTGGCACTTGATAAAACCCATTGTCACTGTCTTGCTCACTTAACACCTGTACTTCAATTAGAGATCCTGGAGGATAAATGTTGCTCAACACAATTGTGGTAGTGGTAGAAGTGCGTGTCACTGTGTAGTCTGCAGACAATATAAACTTACTGCCCACAAATAGTTGAATTGCAGGAACCACAGTGTTGTTGGGTATGTTGATATTGAATCGCAAAGGCGATCCATCATAGGTAAATTGAAACTGTTGTCGAATTAAACTCGGTGTTTCTGCCACTTGCCAGCCCAATTGTCGTTGGTACAACACACGATCTGAATATTGATACACAAATCCTGTGCTGACATCTGTATTGACAGCAGAATTGCCAATGACATATACAAAAGTATCTGTGTAGAAATTGTTATCAAATACAATATCGCCAATGTTATCTAAACTCAGATAACGCAATGGCACACCTAGCACAGGATCAGCAGCACCTGATCCTACAGCATAACTGAATAGTTTAGTGCCGGCAAATGTAGTACTTGGATATTTGGTCAGATTACTAAAACTGACTCCATCCATGTCATAGATATCAAACAAAGGTGCTTGATTTGCTTTTGTTTTTTGTTGTGCTGACACCCACGCAACGCCATCAAAATAATAGCTTATGCCCTGCTGTGTTATTCCATTGAGATTAACAACTGTTTGGTTGACCAGTACTTCTGAATCAGATGCTGGTACTAAATTAATAATAGGTTGTACAATCAATGGTGACTGAGTGTCCGGTGTAATAAAATTCACAACATAGATTTTATCTCTAACTTGCGGATCAGTATCGGCTGCAAAGATTACACGAGTACCTTCAACAAAATCATAACCATCAACGCCATAGCCAATGGATCCATTGATGTTGCTCATTGCATCTGTTTCTGCAAAGTCAACAATATTGACCGGTTGCTTGCCTTGGGTGCCAAATTCAAACAGTCGTGTTCCAGCATAAAATTCAATAACGGGACGTTTGGCACGTTGCAAATTGTTTAATGACGGCACAGTATTATTGTAAGAGGCAGCGGCTGTGATCACATCAATGTGAAACCAACGGTTGCCGCGTGACCAGGCATTAAGGTCAGGGCTGGCACGATTGATTGTGAGATATTCAGGAACCAATGGTTCATTCAATGTGAAATCAAAGTTACCAACGTCAAATGGCAAACTGTCAAACGGAATAGGAGAATTTTGGGTGTAGGGTTCAGGGGTGACAAAATTCTCAACTGGCAACAACTTAATTGCTGTGCCAACACCTTCAACATAGTATTCTTTATTTTCGTACTCAGCCGGCACAGTGGTGCCGCGGAATTGAACTCTAAGACCATTGGTAAACACCACGCCATTTGAACTTGTGTAAGTTTGTTTTCCAATTATGTCATTGACGTAGGTTGTGGTTGCGTTGTCCTGGTCAATAAGACGTATTTGCCCAAAAATTCCAGGATCTGTTCCGTCTTGATAAAACAACACGTCTTTGATTGCTGTCAACAACGGAATTTCTTCAAAATAGCCACTGGCATTTTTATACCAGCCAGTGCTTGAGTATTCAGTTCCAAATGCAATAGAGAATTTTTCCAAATTGGCAACTGGCAATATTTCATTCAATTGAATGTACTGTTGGCCGCCAGATGATGTCACATAGTTTATTTGCCATACACCGTAGCGTTGATTTTGTGTGAGCAGTGTGGCCTGCGCAAAAGAGGTAGTATCAAAAGCACCAGTGCCCAATTGGCCCGGAAGCAGTGGATCATACTGAGTGATATTTTCCCAACTATCTGAGTCTGTGGTTGTGTTAAGGAACACCACGGTACGGCCATTTAGATTGGTAATGCCATCAATGCCCGACGGGTTGGCAGCAAAAAATTCAGAAACAAAAATGTTGTTGATCTGACTAAATGTTAAATTAGTAGCAAGGTCAACTGTTCCTATGCTGGTAAGACCATAGTAAAAACTTTGTGCAGTGGACGAAGGTACTTCAAATTCTACTGCGCCAAGATCTTCGCCATTGTTGGTTACTCCCAACACATCTCTACTGGAGATATTTGGAGCCCAAGGCAACACACCCTCGACACCAGGCTCTGCTTGAATCCAAAATCCTGGACCGGTGCCCGGGGTTCCGTCAATAATGGTCAACTTTCCTTGCATGTTGAACTGTGTTTCACTTGCATAGTACAAGGTGTCGGGTGCGTCCTGTGGCACAGTGAATGTGATAGTTCCAGTGGTTGCGCCGTTACGGCTTACACCTGTGTTGTACGGGTCTGTGCGTCCTTGTGTGGGTGCTGTTTTGATCCAGAACGGTGATACCACGTCAAGGTTCAAGTTGAACACATAGGTGTTGCCACGCACCAGGGTCAAGGCCGGATTTGGCACATAATCAATGATGTATGCCGAAGTACTGCTGGCAGTGACACGATAATTCACTGTTTCTGTGGAATTCTGTGCTACATTAAATGTGTAATTGCCATTGCGTAACAATGTCACTGTGGGATTATTGCCAGTATATCCAGAGAAAGTGTATACTCCGTTTTTTCTGGTAACTGTGTATTCTGCGGTCAGTGGAATGGCTGTGCCACCCACGTTGACCGACAACGGCCCCGAGGGCAACCAGTAATACTGACTGTAATTTACAAACTTATCAAAGTCAATTAGCGGATCCCAGGTGTAGTACTCGCTGGTATAAAGTCTATCACTTTGGTCAACAAATGCACCCTGTGTGGATAATGCATCCGTGATGCCTGGGTATGTGACGGCATCCTTGACTGTGTCTGAATCAGTTTTTCTAATAATAACGCCCGGCTCCAACTGATAATCAGTTCGAGTTCTAGTAGGCTCTACAACATACTTGTCGTCAGCATTGACGCCTGGCCCTACTCGGCGGCCAACATATCCTTGTGTCTTTTTAAACTGCGGCTCCTGAACCAATTGATCCAGTGTAGCAGATAAAAATTGCTTGTTGGTAGAGGTCTGAAATATTTCTGGTAAAAAATCTACCGTTCTTACTTTGGCCATTAAATTACTCCGCTGCCCGGGGCAGTTCTAAGATTGGTACTGGTCAATGCTTCAATCACTTCAATGTCTGTCACAGTGGCAGCATTGACAAAAATTTCATTTGGTGCAGAGCGTATTTCGTATAGGTCACCAAAACTCTTTTGCGGACTTATTGGAACTAATACCACAGAACTTACCACGTCACCAATGTTTTGATGCAGGTATCCTGACAGTTCTGAGAAATAAAATGTATCTCCAAAATTCCAATTTTCAATTTCAAAATAACTGTTGATGTAGGCCACTAACAAACTTTTTATTTCACTGACAGATGCAGTAGATCCGCTGGAACGAATGACTTTGATAGTTGCACGTAACTCCGGAGCAGCCTTGGCACCAAACAATGGTTTAAACGTCACTGAATTAATAATCATATTGTCAGAAATCATCTTATAGTCTTGCAATCCTGCATACTCAGCACTCAAGGTGTCTATAGACGGAACATCTGGTTTTGGTATGGTTCCGGTAGAGTCCACAATATAATTTCTATAGGCTGTGTAATATGCCTGAGTGACTATGTATATGTCAATGATGTTGGCTGTGCCGGGATCAATGCGATTGGTCAACGGACTATTGTGTCGGTATTGGAAATACAATCCTTGTCGCCCTACTCGAGTAATATACTCAGTGGTTGATACCAGCTCGGTTGTGCCGGTAGTGGTCAGCCTCAAAATATAAAATGCCGGCTCAATGGTGTAGGAATTTGTTGTGTTGTTAAAAACACCATAGGCATAGAATACTTGCCCAACTACGTACTGTGCTTTTTCTACTTCAATGTCTTCCAGTGTAGAATACTGATCGTTAACAATGCCTGGTTCTATCAACAAATATCTTTCAAGGTTATCAAGGTCCACTATCTGTTGAAAGAACACACGTTTGGTAGTTGAATTCACAGTGGGCGCAACAATTGTATCAAAGAAATCTGGATCATCGGGCACGCCATCGGCATCACTGTCTTGCCAAGATACCAAGACCTGGTAGTCATCAACATAACCGTCGGGTTGAATTGGCTGGTCAATGATACGCATGGTAACATCAGTTTCCAATGGTAAATTTGAATCGGGTCTACTGTTGGTTTTTAAAACTTTGACAAAATCTCGAATAGTTGTGCCAGTGCGGCTGTCGTAGATTTGTTCGTCACCGTAGAAAAAAAACCTGGTTTGTAGCACACTGCCAAAGTAATAGTTCAATGCTCGATTAGTAACAGTGTATGATTCCCCGTCAGTGATAAATTGTACAAACCAACTGGCATCTAAATTTGCACCAGATGTATTTTCAGCATATGTTTGACTCCAGGGTACGTCTACCGCAAGATTGTCAGATGTGATCAAGTACCATGTGCTGGTTAAGTTATTGTAACCCAGTCCAAAATTACGAAACAGTTCAATTTGAGCTGCCGCGCTGTTGCGCACATCTGTTCCCAGGTCTGTTATAAACAGCGGAATAACTTGATTACACACTGCGCCAGTGGGCACGTAATTATTTAAAACCACTGGGCCAAGTCCATTGCTGAAATTGCCTGCACCTTGGTTGGTTCCGTCGACATATATGGCAGTGGCTGCGGCCCAGATTATTAATTTTTCGTCTGGCTTGGTAGGAACCCCTGATACCAATTTATTATTGGTATCAAAATAATATCCAGCTGGCGGAACAAATTTGATCAGACTGCCGGTTTGTACATATTTCATATTGTTACTGGCATACACACCAAGAGAAACAGGCGTACCAGTAGAATTTTTAAAATAGCCGGTAGTTTCGTTGGCCAATGTTGTGCTCTGATTCCAGCTCACTGCCAGTGCAGTCAGTGAAGGCCGCGGATAATTAGCATAGTAAAATTGTTTGACAGCATCGCCTGTCAATCGTGCTTCAACTTGATTGGTAATGACATCGCTGATTTCATTGGTTGTTAGCCAAGTAAATAAAAACGTTGGCAACACATTGTATTCGTATAGAGCACCGTCGCTGGCAAATGTATTTGTGGAAGAATATTTTCCAGTGTTGTCTACCAGATCAAGATATCTACTTGTACCAATTGACGCACGGTTCAGTGCTTTGCTTTTGATGATTGAGTTATAAGCGGTGAACGGAAAGTTATTATAGTCTTCTCCGTTGACCATGCGATTCTGTGTGTAGTAACGTGCTGGGGCACGTTGCTTGATTTCATCTATTGTTTCACGAGCCAATGCATTGCTCACCGGCTCAGTGATACCACAGGTCATTGTGAGTGTTTCAAGTTGTCCAGATCGACTGACATAGCTGATACTCAACAATACATTTTGCATTTCTTCTGGATTGATAATATATTGCAATCCGTTTGATGCGCGGACGTAGGCACGGAAAAGTCCCACAGGTATCTCTGAGAACACACCATCGCCAAAGTTTAGAGTGATTTGATCATTGGCTCTGCTGGACACTGAATATATTGGACGCAGTGTTGTCAGTTGTTCGGCTGCGGCAGTGTACACACTTTCCACAAACTCCCATTCACGAGCAATAGAACCAACCGTGGTCAATTGATACAACCAGCGATCAGTGTTGTTGATGCCTTCAATGTTGATGTTCACTGCACGATTGGCAATACGCTCTGGTAGATTAAAGTCTTGATTTTGTAGCACACCTTGTTTGAACAAGAAGAAGAATCCGGTGTTGGCGGACGCAAAACCCAATTGGTCATTTCGAAACAACACATTAAATTGTCCATTAGGGCGTGGACTAGGTTCGTATACATAACCACGTCCTGTGGCTGTGCTACTGACAGCCTCAAACGGCATATTGACACCGTCAATCACAGCACTGTAAGGTATCACTGGTAAAAAGCCTGGCAGTAAATTAATTGTGTATTCGTCTGTGCGGATTCCGTTAATGGTGGTTCTGTTTCCAGGACGGCCATAACGTTGTGTGTCAACCAGCGTGGCATTTAGGATGGCGGCAAATTGTTCTTGCCAATCAAAGTTGGTTGGGTCAGCCCAGTTAACAGTGATGTTGGCCAGGTTGATGCCGTTGTAATCTACTATATTTTCTGTGGTCTGAATTGAAAATACTTTAAGGTATCCGGATGATTCAGTGTTGCGCTTGGGCGTGTAGCCAACCAGGTTGGCCAGTTTGACCACACTGTCTCTACGTTCGGCAGTGTCTAGGTAGTTTTCACGAGTGTTTAGGTCTGTGCGGAAGGCCATCGACTGGCCCATAAATGCCATTACATCTAGTAGGGCAATAAATTCGCTTGACTCAATGTAGTCGTTAAATGTTTCTGGATAATACAGTCGTATGTAATCAACAAAACTCTTGCGCAGAGTTTCAAAGTCATAACTTTGGAAGTCGGCTTCGCGGTAGGTCTGGTAGATTCTTTTCCAATCTTCAACTCCAAATACCGTGGTTTGTCTAGTAGTTTTTGCCATAATAATCCATCTTGTAGGTTATTTATGGCGAAAATAAACCACCCAGTTTATGTTTAAGCGTAGCCGGCTGTGCGAGTTTGTTGATCAAAATACAGTGCTAAAAACTGTGTTGTTTGGCCTGGTACCATTGTCAGTGCAATTTGTACAAGTATACCATTGTCTTGCGGAAATAGTTCAGCAGATTCAATGTAGATCCTTGGATCCAGGCTGGCCACACGATTTATCTCTGCCAGTATAGCTCGCTCAGTGTCTTGAGTTTGATTCTCAAACAGATAACTCCAGATTATTGTGCCGTATCCGGGACGACCTACTAAGGCACCTTGTTGTATGTTGAATGCGTTCAACAGGTCTTGTTTGACCAACTCAAAGTCTACCAGCGTGAACTTTTTTGTTTGTCCAATAGTGTTAAATCCTACAAATGTTGTCATAGTTGTATTTACTCAGTTGATTAGGCTGCGCGGACCGGTGGCAACCCTAACCGTGCTCTAATAATTGGATCATCGCCGGTGTAGGGCGGCGCCTTAGGATCGCCTAGTGCGTTAATTCTACTATTGATATTTGTAGTAGATAACCCGCCAGTTAGACCGCCTAACGCATCAACTCCGGGTATGCCGCCCAGCGCACCTAATCCACCACTGGCAGCGCCCAGGGCACCTTTGGCTTTGGATAATGCTCCGTCTGCATCTAGTCCACCGGACAACAGACCTTTGGCTTTGCTGGCAGCATCAGTCAATGCAGATGTGTCAACAGCTTGAGGACTAAAATTAGGCAAAGCTATTTTATCACTGCCAACCAGTTTAGCAGTTGCGGCATTTAAGGTAGACCT